CTCCCCACGCCCGGTCCTTTCGGACCGGTCACCGTGTAATTAATACACGGGCACCTTACGAAGCTTGATGTCGACGCGCTTCGGACGTCCAGCACGTTCTAAGTGCTTCTTGTCGGCAAACGGCTCGTCGCCGCGCTTAAGGAAGTACTTTTGCAAGGCGGCTGATCCATCTTCGGACATTAAATCCGGAGGCGGATCACCTACTACTACATAAGCCCTGACAAGGGGCTTCTGTAGGTTCGCACACTCCATTTGACCTTTGGGGTCTAGGAAAGTGTGCCGACCAAGCGCAGGAGAAGTGGATTTTACATCTGGCATAGGGATTAACCTACGAAGATGCTTATCCATGAATCGCGCGCAGCCCCACATCCCCGCTTCATAGAAGCGGTTCCGTAGAGCTACGCTCGAAACAATCTCCCGAACGTGCTTCCGTGTGGTGGGAAGCATTTCTCTGACTCGGACAATGCTTACGTCCTCGCCGGAGAAGTACTCCTTCCCACAAGACTCTCTGAACTTACCAGTCCAGAAAGACTTGCTGACGTTTACTACAAGACCAAAATCTTGTAGTGTCGCCATCACGGAGCGCACATGTTCTTTGGGGACAATGATATCATCCCCAAAGATGCGCACCTGCCCGAGGAACGATTTAACACGTTCCTTGGTCAAGAGGGTACCTAGGTCCTCCTCAATTCCCATGAAGACTAATGTCAAAAAGACAAAAGCCTCCATAGGAAAGCAGAGGGCCGAACCCATAGACGCGTACTTGGCGAGGCGTTTAACGCCGTAGCCAGGTACATCAGCTTTACGTGACCTAGTTGCATCCACGGCACTGGCAAGCCAGAACCATGGCCCAACAAGGCGTCGGACAAGCTGATTGGAAACACGATCGGATGCTTCACTCAAATCGAGTGTAGCGAGGTTTCCGTAAAGAGACCCCTCTTTGGCCATTTGCCGGTTAGGCTCCTGGTCATCGAATCCAACTAGCTTTGGTAGGATGTCATCCCTCCCAAGGCTATCGAGTAATTGCTCAAGAACTGCTTGTTGCATGAACTGCATACAAGTCGGCTCAATTGCAATTATTCGAGGTGTTTTCAGTGTTTTAGGTACAGTTACGACCCTGACGGGTCGTTCTGCACCGGGTTCAAGGTAGGTGATTGGCAGTGGAGTAGAATCTCTTCCGAGATACCATCTCCAGTTTGGGAAGAGGTGTTCACCAACAGGGAACACTCTTTCCAAACGGTCCGTCCACTCAGACTGACTATACTTCTTGTTGCCAAGAAGTCTGTCAGCTGTTTGGCCGGGTCCGTGTTTGCCGGTGAGTTCTCCGTCGTGGATCTTTCGGTCCACTCTGGAAAAAACATCGCCAAACAAGAGATGACCAATACGGCAGAAGCGATCATAATCGCTAACCGTCCGCGTTGAGTCATTTCTCCGCACCTCACTTTCACACTCGATGAACTTGGATATAGCTGCTTCTACTCTTGCATCGCTGCAAGGTAGATTAACCTTGCCAAACATCAGAGTAATCTGACGAATGGCTTGGATAGCATCTACATTGGGTTCATCAAGTAGGTACCCGCTAGCAGGATTGAACACGAGCCTGGTAAAACCCGAAAGGAATTTCGGGAGATACCCAGATTTCCGATAACCAGGGAAATCTGTTGAGGTGACCTGACCTTGGTCAAGAGTTTTCTCAAACTCTTTTCCAAAATCGGGCAAGGATATCGTTAAATACGATATCCCCTCGTGAGCAACCCGAGTCGTGATCGTTTTAAAATCACGGCTGGTGCTAGTGCAACACCAGGTTCCCATTTCATTGAGAACCTCTTGTAGAAGAAGCATATGGCTTTTCAATTTCCCCTCCTTTCATATAGGGGGTGGAAATTCCATTGCCATGGCTTCTGAACCCACTTACGTCAGTGCAAGTGTATCAGACAGCTAGGTGGAGAGAATGTTTAGTTCTCGCCTCCAAGCAGCTGAGTGACACGAGCACCAGAAGATGCAGTGAGGTAGGCGGCAAAACCGTCTACAACCTGCTTCTGCTCCGCAATGCTGTAACCGACCTTCGGCACGTCTACCACGAGATAAACACTCATGGAATAGAGCGTGTTGATGTTCGGATCCAGCAAATCCGTAGTAGTCTTCTGGTGATCAAGACGAATCTGTCGTCGATTACGCTTGTTGTAAGCGTGATTAACAGACAGCTTGACCTCCTGGTCGTCCTTTGTGAACGTCCCGGAATCGGTCCCACTGCTAGTTCGCGGAAGCGACTTTGCAATGGCGTTAATGGTCACTGACTGGGGATCGGCAAAAGCCATAGCTATCTTGCTCCTACATGGAGTGGGGAGAGACTCTCTCTCCTCCACAGTCCTACTCAGCCATATGGACTAAGTAGTACTAGTAGCTAAGAGCATGCTTGTAAAAAAGTATGATCCTAACTACAACTACCCACATCCCGATGGTAAACATCAAGAAAATGAGTAGTGCTGCGAGCGTGAGGAAATTCCTCATCGCAGCTGCCCAGTGCCTCGAGATAATCCCAAGGCACCGAGAATGGCCCATTGCCGATTACTAAAAGTAAGCGGATCAAGGCCAAACCCATAGGGTGTTGCCGGCAGTCGCTGCTTCCTAGTGGAAGTAAGCTTCTGACTACAGGTGACATATGTAGCAGTACGCTTCATACGAGCACCCATGTGAGTGTATTCATTTGTGTTCTTCTGTTCACACATGATATACGCCCACGGCATCACTAACCCGTCATGGCTGAAAGCGCTGATGTTGTGCATTACATCACCAACGTTTGTAAACCAGTCAAGGCCCCAGGACCACGGAGCAATGTTCCACATCGTTTCCGGTGTAACCCGGTGACCGAGCAGTTTTGCAAGCTCGGCCTCCTTCCTAGCTAGACTCCCAACGGGAGGTAGATAGTAGGTAAACGCCGCTTCACACCACACTCGCTTCGACTGAGTCGAAACGGTATGGAGAGCTCCATTGGCATTCCAAAATCCAGTCTTGATAGCCGGTCTAGGCCAAGCATTAAAGCTAGAACCATCGACCGACACATCTTGATTGAAATCGGAAGGGAAAGAATAGCTACGTCGGACAATCTTACCTGCATTCTCAGCGTAAATTCTGAGTATTTCATCAGAATTGATAACGCTATCAGAGAGAGCAAGTACCTCACTAACGAGAGGGCGCCAGCCAAACTCCGCGTTTAGGTACTCTGAGCCCGCGTTACGCGCGCGCAGAGTTCTATCACGTAGAGTGCTGAAGCCTACAAAGTCGGGAATTCCCTCTTTGCGTATCTCGAGTAGTGCTGTCGAAAGTTCGACGAGTGGATTGGTGGGAATCATGCGAGCAATCGCGGTCGTCCCAAGAGCAATCAAATCTGTTGATTGCGCAAGGGGTGGATCGGGAAAGTCTCCATTGTTGATAACCTCTTTCCAGGCGTAGTAACTACCAATGTAGTTACCGGCTGTAGCGATGTTATCCCCACTCATATTCACGGTTCGATTGTGAACTGGGCCGAAATTATTTTCGGACAGATCATGTTTCAAAACGTGAAAAGGCCCTCCTTCATCCCAGCGACCCAGCCCTCTAAGGCTGTGTCCCTCAGATTGGATGAGGACCTGACTTCCACTAGCATAGCGTGGAACGGGGGGCGGAGGAGCCGACGAGGCAACTCCATCCCAAGACTGATAGTATCCAGTACGGAATCTATCAACCTTTTCCTTCACCATGCTTCTTTCTCCTGACTATGGGATTTGGTTAAAGCACGACCATGCAGCATGTTACGCTGGTTAGGTCGTGGGTGTTGTGCTAATTGCACCCTGACCCCC